CTCAGGGCCAATAAGATACTCGTCACACCAAGCGCCGATGTTAAGCCAAAGAGGTTCACGGCTGCCCAGCTCTGCGCCTTCCAAGATGGTGTCGTTGTTGAGGAATTGTGCATAGGTTTTGAAGATGATGTGGCTACGAGTGCCGGGCAGGATTAAACTACTTTTAGAGAAACCATTCTTGCGTGTGTAGCTAATGTTCTCTTCTGCGCTTAGAGTTTTCTTACGCAGTTCTTCTGGCAAGGCATCATAGATGGCGCTCTGCTGCTGTCTAACGGACACATCCGCATTCTGTGCAAAGCACATGATGGCACTACCCGGATTCTCCATCGCAGCCTTCACAACAGCCGTAGCCGCCCACGTTGTCTTAGAAGACCGATTGCCTCCGCTTACAAGCAATTCGTTAAACTCCCCTAGCAACTCCTCCGCCTTCTTCCAATGAGGTAGCTTAAATCCATAACGATAGGGGTCGCGCTGACTATTCTCAATGGCCTGATGGTAGATGTCGTAGAGCCCAGCCAAAGCGTCAGGCTTCATCCGCGCCATCTCCTCGTTAGTGGGAGGAACTAGAATGGGATGCTTCTTCCAGATCATACGCTAATGGCTTCCTTCTGAAGCGCGGCCCTAGCATCCTCAATGGCTTTCATAGCATCCTCTAGGCTGGGCTTACCCGCCTTGTGCTCAATGACCATCTTGTTCTCTCCTAGAGCCTGCATACCCTTATCCACGGCTATACCGTAGGACAACGCTAAGTCTTTCACATTCACTTTAGCCAAGGCATCTGGATTGTCTGCCAGCATAGCCATCTTCTGTTTCATCAGAAGCCTAATGCCCTCAGCCATCTCAAAGCCATCAGCCGCGAGTTGCTTCTTCCTAATGTCAATGGCCACCTCATGCCTAGACTTAACGGAGGCTATCTGATTGAAACTCCAGCCCGTGCTATCAGCTACCTCTTGCCATGTACTCCCATCCGCCAGAAGCTCTAAACACAGCATAGCCTTAGCTGGCTCTCGCGCTTCTAAGGTGCGACTATCCGCTTCCACTATGGAAGTAAGGAAAATCGTGCTCTCTTGCTCTTCAGACATTTGCTATTGTTTAACTAAAAATTAAAAGAAACTTGTAAAAGAAAGGGGGAGTGTGAGGGGGAAAACAAACACTTGTCAAGTTCTTTCTGGTAATGAAGCCAATAACATAGCTGTACATGTTTCTTAAACATAGATGGGAAAGTGGCGTTTTCTTTACACTTCCTAACAAGTGGCACGCTTTGGTAACAGTTACAACCAGAAGCAAATTGGAATGAGACTGGAACCCCCATTTAGAATAATTTTTTAACGGTCGATTCTAACCAATCTAATGTCAGCCACCCCCCCTTCCCAGTAACCCCCTCCCCCCCTGTGATGCGTTGGCGTGCGTATGCGGGCGGGCGCGGGCGCATTAGCGCGTGCATGCGTGCATATCTACGCGCGGGCGTTAGTGCGTGCGCGTTAATACGGGCGTTAATACGGGCGTGCGGGCGTGTCTAAGCATTGGTGGGCATCGCGTAAGAGGCATTTGCAAGGGAAGGAGAATGCATTCCATGAGGGTTCGGCAGGGTTCAGGCGTAGCCGTTCGTTTGCCGTTCGTGGCCGTTCCTTGGCCGTTCCGTTTTCTGGTAAATGGAAATTGCCCGTGTTCCACGTGGAACATCTGACAGTCAGGTTGCGTCCGTCTGTTTCCTTTCCCTAGGCGTTTCCGCCATCGTTTCCCCTAGTGATTCGGACAGTCCGGCAAATCTTTGTTGTGGCGTAAAGCGTTGATTGATAGGGCGCGAATCTCGATTTGAAAAATTGGTGATTGAAATCTCAAGACGTGTACACATGATGGGTTTCGTCAGTGGTTCTTTCACAGTTTAGCACACGAGGAAAGCGGCGAGCGCAAGGGCGCGAAGACCCGCAAAGCAATCACACGAAGTAGCAAGGCGAAGAGCTAGCGCGGTGCCGAGAGGTGGCCGCGAGCAAGCAGGATGACGAGCATGAGCCCATCCTGTCTAGGGAGCCATTGCAAGGTGGATTGCAACTCAGGAAAGCCGAGGGGCGCGCGGTTCACTTGTGTCGAGTGAACGTGACAAGCGCAAAGACACAAAGCGAGGCGAGCATGGGTGGTTCCGTCAAAGACCGTAAGGCTCGCCTTGTATTCCCTTGCAAGTGGATTGCTTCATCGCAGCGCAAGGGTGTAACGTCGCACGTCGCGACGGCCAAAATCCACAAAATAGAAAGACAAACAAAATGCAACTCGCAACCTACAACAACGAAATCGAACAGATTGTAAACACCACTAACTCTTTCTCCAAAGAGATGATGGAAACTCACCGCGCTGAAATTAAACAGTTCCGCGCTGAAAAGAAAGCACGGCTCATGCAACTGACTCCGTCGCAAATTGGCACGCTCATCGAGCATGAAGGACTCACCCTAGTGGGCGAGAAACGTCGCACGCTGAAAAATGGCGTTCCCGTTGTTACGCTCACTCTTCGTGGAACACAAGACGAACGCGCCAAGCTGTTGAAAGAGAAGGCTAAGATTGAGGCCATGCTCGCCAAGCTCAACTAAAATGCTCTCAACAATATTGTTCGCTGCGATTGTAGCGGTCGAAAGCGGCGGCAACTGTCTTGCAATTGGTGACAATGGCAAAGCAGTTGGGCCAGCGCAAACGTGGGCCATCACAGTGCGAGACTGCAATCGCATTCTCGGCAAGCCTGTCTTCCGCATGGACGACAGGTTTTCTTTTGACAAGTCTAAACAAATGTTCGACGTTTACACAACGCACTACGGCAAACGCTATGGAATGCCCATAACCGACGAAGTGAGAGCAAAGGTCTGGAATGGTGGGCCAACTGGCCCAAATAAACAAACAACGCAAAAATATTGGAATAAAATTAAGGCAAAATTATGAATAGTTATGAACAAAAACAAAAAATGTATGCAGACTATGCGGAAATCCTACAAGCACTTGTCTCGGCGCGTAAAGTCGTTGAAACATTAGAAAAAATTAAAGCAGAAATTGATGAAGAATGCAAAGTAATAACAATAGGCCGATTTACCATAAATTTCCATTGGGAGCCAAACTTTTCTTGGGGCGGTTACCAATGGGATACAGACCATCCTGATAATTTTGATGACTCGCCTGAATGCATTTATTTCGACGAAGTGCGGGACAGCATAGATAGTAATTCAAATGACGAAGAATATGTAGATGATTTAATCGTTGCAATTGCAAAAAATCCATTCAAAGCATCGAGCAATTAAGTAAGGCCGAAACAACGCACTAAAGCGTTGTCTTGTGGTAGTTTCCACAACTGACGAGGCCAGTCGTCTCAACATAGATACAAATAAAAATGAGAAGTAATATAGAAATGCCAGAGTATGCCGAGGGAGCCTGTCAAAGCATAGGCACCCGTGGTTTCATGAATGGAAAGCGTTACTCGTTGCCGAGGTTTAGCTTCATCGACGAGTATACCCAGAGACAGTGGGCAAAACACTTCGCAATACGCGCCAGACAAAACGGCGAATGCGAAGACAGCATAAAAACGTGTCTTCTGGACACAATGCGCTATCGTTCCAATCAAAAACGCATTGATATGCTGGAGCTTCGCCGTCGTTGCCAACGTGCTAACGGCGATAGGCTAGTCAAAAATGGACTCCTTGAGCGCATCAAAAACCAACCGCTCATTCCCCAAACCTTTCGCTATGACAGAGCGATTGGCGTGGAGATTGAGTGTTGCCGTCCAGATGGTAGGAAAATAGAGCTGCCAGTATGGAGCCGCGAAACTGGTGATGGGAGCATACGCTCTTTTCCCAACACGCAGCCTGTGGAGTATAAGATACTTCTCAAGCGCAGTGAGCTAGAGCTTCGACTCCATCGTTTCTGTTCGCTCATATCAGACCACAAGGTGAACACGTCGTGTGGGCTTCATGTCCATCTCGATTGTCGTGGGCGTGTGGAGGCCGATGTTCGCGCTATTGCCAAGCGTATGACTGCATGGCTCATTGCACTCAAGGAGTTCGTGCCAGAGAGTCGGCGCAACAACAATGACTACGCTGCGCTTAGTTTCTCTGAGACCAATCGCTATCGAGCCGTCAACTTCACAGCGTTCCGCAAGTATAAGACGCTGGAAATACGCTTGCATAGTGGCACCGTGGACTATACGAAAATCATTGCGTGGATTCGTCTAGTCGAGCTACTGTTTGTGCTCAACACCAAGCCCAAGGCGGGAGCACAAGGAGTTGCTGCATTGTCGCAGTTGCCGTTGACTGAGTATGAGCGGAGCTATTGGCTTAAACGCCATGCTCAACTCAATCCTGCTCAGTATAACAGCACTACGCCAAACGCAGAGAACGAGTGAGTCATCCAGCCCCTAAGCAATTGGGGGCTGTCATGTCTTCCTCGGTTGGAAGTACAAAACAAACAAACATATGTGTAAATTAGCAATCGTTACTAAGCATGACAGCACCAAACTTGGTACTATCATTGTCAATGCTTGGACAGAAATGTCCAAGACGGAGAGAGACGGATTCGGTGCAGCGTGGGTTAGCCCGAATGGAAAGATTGGATACGTCAAGAGTTCACAGGCATCATTGCTTCCTGACTTGCCAGCATTCTGTGCTGCATTCTCAGAGGGTAATGGGCTCAAGAG